GGTTGCGTCTTGAAATAATTTGCCGTAAAAATCACGGCTGCTAAGTTTCCCGCCTAAGTGATGGACAATATGCATATCCCCAATATAGACAGCGACATGATCAGGATCAGGGCCGGTAAATTTCATTAAAATTAAATCACCTACTAATAATTCTTCATCATCCGCCAAAGGTTTAAAACCACTTAAGGGTATAACTCTTTCAAACATCCCATTGGTTAAAATATCTTCTGGATTGTCAGGTCTGAACCAATTTTTTACTTTTAATCCTTTATTACCAAACCAGTTAATTACAGTTGTCCAACAATCACTTTTACCCCATACCCAGGGAACACCAATTAAAGGTTGTTTATAATTAACAGGCTTAAAATCATGCCATTCTTTAGTTTTAGGATTAACAATATAAAAAGGTAAGTCTAAATAATTACAGCTAACAACATCAAGTTCACTAGGCGTAGGGGGTACATCTACATGAGAATGAAACAAGGCCACCGGTTCGCCGGCATCTTCGCATTTTATCCAATCATCTGGGCAAATGCAAAAACTTTCTGAAGGTTCATTAGCAATATTCCGACAAGGAAAATATTTATTTCTACCTTTAACTACACAAACTAAACCGCAAACTTCATCAGCAGAACTTTGAGCATGTTTTAGGGCTGAATCTTTCCAGCTTGTCTCATTCCAATTCATGCAACAAAAGTACCAACGCCAGGGAAATCAGTTCGTGTAATTAATCTCTTAGGTACTTTTGGGCCAAAGGCTAAATCAAAGGCAGTCGCACATTCCCATTCAACTATTTCTCTTGTTTCTGTTACTTTTCTATCTAAATAAAATACTTGTCTAGGTAGTTCAGTTGTTGGTGATGGTGTTCCATATGGGTTAGTGCCTGAACTCCAATTTGCATTATCTAAATATCTTGCAAGTGTTCTAATTCTCGTCAAAGTCGCACCGTTAAGATCTACGCCAGGCGTCACTTTATTACTATCTAACATTAAGGCAGTAAACAAACCAAGCATGTTACTAATAATCAATTTTGGCCTGGGTAATGTACTGTTCCCCTCTTGAGAAAATCCTGTACAAGAAACCGGATACCTTAAATAAGATTGACCAGCCCAAACAACTTCACCGTTTGCATTTGGAGAAGATCCGTTGTGAAAACGGTAAACATCTGAATTACCATGCAGCGTTGAATCAAGAGTTAAAGTAAATAACTCTATTAAAGAGCTAGGGTTTATTTTCTGTAACTCTGAAACTGGAATAGCCATTAAGGTTCAAACACTTGTCTGAAAGTTGTATTGATTGTTGTACGTCCGAATTGCGTCATTTCTACAGTCCAATCATCACAAACATATTTACCGGCGCTGCCCCTGGGCGGCGTCCACTCAAAAGCCTCCGCACCTTTTTTATCTAATAAAAATGTAAGAATATTATCTCTGTCTGTATCATCACGATTCGAAAAAACTAAAGACCATTCTGAGGGTTCACGTTGTAAACCTACTTGTTGCCTCATTTCGTAGCCGTCACCCAATCGGACAACATTTACTAAAGGTGTGGTTGTTTCCGTTGCAGGGAATGAAGGTGTATAAGAAAAAGTTGCCATAGTTTAAGCCGCTAATAATCCCCCTGCCCTTACAAGCATTAGCTATTAGTTGTCCCAACATCCGGCCCTCTTGCTCTGACCCTTGAACTTGTGTCCCTTTTGCATCTACTGAAACATTAACCACGGTTGAACCTGAACCATTACTTTCAACACCTAGTTTACCGTTGGCACCGCGACGTAGTGGGAGTACTGCCTCGGGCCCTTTTTCTCCTAAAATCCCCAGTTGACCAGATCCACCCATTGCGAACATATGGGGTGAATGAAACACACCGCCTTTTGCATATTCGTGAATTTGCCCCCCTTGATTAAATGCACCGCCTTTAGCAAAACCAAAACCTGCCATGATCGGTTTAATGATCATTGCCCTAATTGCTATACGTGCCATATCGGCAATAATTGACCTTGTTAATTCTTTAAATGACATCTTGCCAGTCGTGACCATTGAAACAATTTGATCCTCTAAACCCTTAAATGCCTTTATTGCTACGTCCGCAACTTGTGAACCTACATCAGAAATAGATTCTTTAAATGATGTCATTTTTTCCTTAAAGGATTGACCAAAAGTCTTTTCAATAGTTCCGCCCATATTTTTGATTTGAGCATCCAACAATTTCGCTTCCTTTTTACCTTTTTTAAAATAAGACTCAGGGGTGTCTGCTTCACCTCCGGCTATTTTTTGTAATTGTGGCAAGTTTGTTTTAAATCTATCCTTTGCATCATCGACATAATCATCACCCAATAAGTTCCTAGCATTTGTTTCTTGTTGTGCAATAAAACGACTACCTAACGTCTTTAAATTCTTAACTCCTCCACCCATTAATTTTTTTAACCAACCCGGTGTTCTTTTATCTATCTCTTCCATTAATAGTTTTATTCTGTTAATTATTACAGTCCCTAATTTCCCAATCTCTTGAAATAATTTTGCAACACCAAAAACAGTAATTGCAATACCTCTAATGGAACCCTCTATAAATTTAAAAAAACCTGACCAATCATTTTGTGAGCCGAACATATCCCTAAACACTTCCATTATTGAATTTAATGCTGGTAAAACAGCGTCAGCTAATTGTTTCCTAAATCCATCAAATCCAATCTTTAACATAGTTATTTGATCATTAAAATATTCGGCATTCTGTGCAAAACCTTCACTTGTTTCATAATTCCATTGATTTAAAGCTTCACTTCCCTCATTTAACATAGGGATCATTTGAGCGCCTGATCTCCCAAATATTTCCATTGCTAAAGCCGCCTTTGTCGCGCCATCCGGCATATTTGCAAAACGGTCCGCAATCTCACCCAATACAACTTCTGAATCTTTTAAATTTCCTTCTGAAGTTCTAACAGTTAAGCCTAAAGCGTTATAAGCGTCAGCATATGTTGCAACCCCTTGATCTGCTTCATACATTGATTGAGATAAACGCCTTAAACCCTTTTCAATATTTGCTTGTTCTACACCGGCAAGTTTTCCCGCGTTTACATAGGACTGTAATTCAGACGCTGCAATTCCTGTTTGCCTACTTAACTTACCGAATGCATCAGCTTGATCTATTGCACCTTTAACAAATCGGCTCATTGTCCTTGCAGCCATAACAGCCGCGAAAGCTTTAAAGGCAGTATTAAGCGATAAAACAGAAGCCCTTAAATTTTTCATTCGGCCTTGTAGGCCCTGCATTGAATTTCCTAGACGTTTTAACCCCGCCTGTCCTGTTGTTTTTAAGGCAACTAATAAACTAAATTTTGTACCACCGCCAGCCATTTATTTACGCTCCTTATTTAATAACTGAATAGCTTCAACTTCTAAAACCTGTAGATCTTCAAACACGTTTTTAAAGTCATCTATTTCTAATATATTAGCTAAGGCTATGACGCCGGCGTAATTTAAACCGGTTACACCTCCCATTGATGTATTCCATTGGGTTTGACATTTTAGAAAAAATTCAACAGTAACCCAATTCTCCTTAAATACTTCAAAATCAGGCTCAGGCTTTTTTTCTTCTATCGGAATCCCTAACACCTCCGCGTCTTTATCCGTTTCATCAATAGTTAAACTTTTACCACATATATACTGCGCCGCTTCTATTAGTTTTTTCTTTTAGCGCCTCCTGTTTGACTATCTACAAATGCCTGAGAAATTGCCTGTGGCACTCCAAAAACTTCTAATAATTCTTCAAACTTCTTTTTTACGAATGGCATTTCTTCGCCTTTATCATCCAAGATACCCGCCCAACCTAAAACGACCTCACGCACAATATCAACATCATTAATCTCACCCTTTTCTGATAGCTCTACCATTTCCATGAATCTGGAAGTAGGAACCATTTTAAAAGTTACTTCAAATGAAAACTGCTTATATTTTCCATCCTCCGGTAATTTTACCTTGATAGGCCATGAATAACTGTCCTTTTGCTTTAAAACTAATGCCATAAAAAATCAATATGCTGCCATAGCATAAATGGTATCAACTCTAGTGGCAAAGTCTAGTGGTAAGTAATTTGAAATTCGTTATTGCCCGCAGATGTAGGAGTTGCAACAAATGGAAGATTTAACATTGTGATTCCGTCAGCCTCTTCATAACTGGGCTGCCCTAAGTCAGTCTGTGGAACACTCATAGTAATCTTGTTGCCGGTTCCACCGTTATGGGCCCAGGTGTTAGCTCCTGTTGAACTACCTGTTGCATCAGTAAAGAAATTGTGTGCTGACAATGCAACAGCCTCAACCGTTGCGCTGCCTGACGGCATCCTATTTGTTAATAAGACCTCTTTGGTTCCACCAACTAACTGCCTATAAACCAATTCATTATTCAGGTCTAAACTCCACGCTGAACAAGCCGCCGCATATCCAAATAATGAGAAGTTGGTTGTATTTCCATTTGTCCATGTAACGGGTGCCGCCTGATTACTGATTGTCTGAGTTGGCATTGCCGTATCAGTAATTGTATTAAATATGCCTTGGAATTGGAAATTGATTAGTGGAATTTCATTATTTTCACAACTGAATGAACAGGTTCCTCTACTACCGGTGATCATATGCCTCACGCCGTCGTAGTTAACAAAGAAAGTAGCACTAGGGAAACTTGAACTAATCGGAGCATATACAACGCTTGCACCTGCGGAAACGGTTTCGCTCATACCGCAAGCTTTAAGAGCCGGGCCATATTTTGGGGCAGTTCCTAAAGCCCCACTTGCCGTCATTTCAACGGAAAAAGTCAGGTTGACCCGTGTATTAGTCAATATGGTTTCGTACTGTCCCAAATATCCGCGCACCAATTCTCTACTTACTTCATCACTAACAACAGGCTCTACATTTAAGTCTCTAACTTGAATACTATTGGCTGAACCTGTGGGTGTCGGGTTGGTGCCATAAGAACTTTCCGCCTTACATAAAAGTGTTCTTAATCGGTTGAGTTTAGGCACGACGTTTTTACTAGATCCATTATTTATATATTAGATAGAAAATACGCCGGCATATTATTGGGTCAGATCTGCAACTAATGTCCTATACCTAATTAAATACTCAACTCCAACAACACCCGCCGGTTGATCAGCGTCAACAGCTTCAAAGGATGTATTACCTGGC